TAACACCAGCCCCCGAACAAAACCAACTACCAGAAGGAGTTAAATACGACCCCGCACCAAAAGGGCTGGCTGTAGTTTTCCCCACCAGCAAGTTACCGCTGGAGTCGATACGGGCGCGTTCGGCATCACCTGTGTTAAAAACCAGTGGGCTGCTGGTTTGTGTACCAACCACAAAGCTGTTGGCAAATGCAGCGTTTCCTACCGTTGAACCGCCAGTTCCAATGTATCCAATCGCGGAGCTAGATGCACCTTGCCGCCACAAACTTACGTTGTATTGGTTGGTGCTGGTGTTCGAGTTGTAAAAGTCGGTGACATACGGCCCAGATGCGTAGTGCAGCGCAAGCCGATAGCCGTTGTCAGTGGTGGTCCCCACAAGGACGTTTCCCGTAGCTGTTAGCGTCATCGCCTGAGTAAAGCTAATAGCGTTACCTGCTGTGCCGGAGGGGGCGGTGTACCAAGCGTGTGTGCCGCTGTCCTGTCTATACTCCGTTGCCTGTCGGGTCTGAACGTACCTTGGCGTATACCCCGTGGTGGTGAAATATACGTTTTGGCTAATTCTGAAGTTGTCAGTACCAAGCGAATAGAGAGCACCATTTCCGGCGTTTTGAAACGCGCCACCGGCAAGGCTCCCCCAAGCACTCGGAGTAACCCCCAAGCCGAGGTTGGTTCCGTCAAATTGCAGCGCAGACCCAGTGGTCAGGACTTTGGAGCCGTTGAGGTAGGCCACGCCGTTGGCTGTGCCGCCGTTGATTGTGACCGTGGATGTGGTGGTCAAGGCGTTTGCGGTCAGTGTTGTGCCATCAAACGTCAGGTTGGCCGAGTCAACTAAAGCACTGCCCGAGCCAACATAAACCACACGACCCGAGGTCAAGCCAGAGTCAGCAAGGTCAGCAACCGTCAGGCGTGTGCCGTTGAAGGTCATGTTGGCGCTGGTGGCCAGAGTACTGGTGGAGTCGGCATACGGGACCCCGTTGGCCGTGAACGCTGCAACCCCGGTGATAAGGCCCGACCCGCCTTCTTGCACAAGCACAGACCTGCGAGCAGGCTGGGTCAGGATAACGTCCTTGGTGCCGGTGCCGAAGTTGACCAGCGAGCCTGCGTTGCTGGAAGCCAGCACGGTTGCACGCGACAGCGTGTTGCCCGACGAGGTGTACGCCCCAATACCTACTTCCCATGCACCGTTTTGCGCGTCGATGATGGCGTAGTACGTGGTGTTGCCGTTACCGATGACTGAGAAGGCTTGAAAACCGGAATACGGCCCAGCCAGTGTGAGTGTGCCCGTGCCAGAAGTGAGCGTAGTCTCACGGACACGGTCAGCGATAACGAGTGGCATATATTAAACCCCCATCAGTACGTCTTCAGCAAACCAGCGCTCTTGCTGGTTGCCGTCTTGATCGACCCATTGCAACAGGTAGTGGACCACACCATCTTCATCCATGCGCAGCGCAAGTACAGGGCCCTCGGGGACCACCGTGCGGACTTTGACAACTTGATTTCGTGTGAATTTAGTGGCCATGTTTCACCTCAAGCAGCGTCAAGGCTGAAAGTGTAAGTCACTGTGATTGTGTCACCGGACACCACGCTGCGATCGCCCGGAGATTGGAAATCAGCAGCGGAAAACAGAACGCCCGTCGTGCCACCCTTGGTGTTGCTGCTTGTCAGGAACGCACCGCCGACCACCGTAGTGCCGTTGATGCTGTACGCTGCGGGAGATGCTGAGTTTGAGATCACCGACGGGTCTGCCGTAGTGGCCGTGCCAAAAGAACAAGCCGGACGTGTGGACTGGCTGTAGGCTGTAACTTCGGTCCATCCTGCGTGTGAAGCCATTGTGTCGCCAGCAGCGGGGCTGTTGGTGCTGCCCGAACCGTACAAGCCAAGGAACCAAGTAGCGGTGTAGCTGCTGCCGCTAAAGTACTTGGTGTTCATGTCCTGCAGGCCCACGTTTACCACGAGGTTGTGCGACTCGGCTTCCCATTTCAGGCTGCCGTCTTCGCTGTGGCACGCGATCTTGAACACACCGCCACCCTTGAGACCTTCGCCAAAAGAGCGTGTGGCGCTGACGCCTGCTGCCACGACATCTGTAGAACTTGCTTTTTCGATAGACATGATCGCTCCTTATGCGAAACGGATGAGCGCAGCGTCAGCCGTATTGGCCGGTGTCTGCACAGTGAAAGTTGTGGTGGTCGTTTTATCGGCCCCGAAGTCCAACACCGCCACAGCCAGATTGCTGAGGCTTGTATTGTAGATAAGCGCACCGCGTGCGGTGAAGTTGGCCGGGTCCCAGACCACGTTGTCGAAGTCCAAAAACGCCGTTGTGCCTGAGGTCAGCACGGTCACGCCGGTAAGCACGTTGCCCCCAGCGGTGTACCCGGTGCCTACGACCTCATTAGCTGTGGTGTATGTCAGCGTGCCTGTGCCAAGGTCCGCGTCAGCGGTATACAAAGCCATCTTGAGCGTGCCTGTGGCCAAAGCCTGCAGCGCAACCAGCTTGGCCTGAGTGGTGAGCGTCTGGTCAAAGGCCATGTCAAGTCACCGCCTGTCGGTATTGGCCAGAGCGGTACGCGTCCTGACGCTCCATGCCGTCACCCAGACGCTTAGCCAGTGCCAGTGCTTCCTTGTATTTGCCGTCGTACAGAGCGACCATGTCCTGCTCGCCCTTCATGAACGTGATGGCCTCAACCAAAGAACCGTACAGCAGCACGGAATCAAAGTTGTCACCAAGCCAAGTGCGGCCGTCAGCCGTCACGGAAATCGACTCGGGGTAGAAGAAGTAGTGTAGCTCAACAACATACCGCGCATCAGGGGTTGGGCCCAAAATGAACGACAGCTCATCACTGTTGGCAAACGACGGGCCAAACAGCGCGTAGTACTTGGGGAACCCTGTGGACGTAGGCGTGGGGTACGCCTGCCGGATGAAGTTGACGTCCTTGTTTAGCAGGTACTCGTAGGAGCCGTCAGGGGCCACCGCAGCTATGGAGTACGAGGCCAAGAAGTCGGCCGGGCAAGCCAAATACTTGTTGTTGGACGATGTGGAGCCAGTGACGTTGCGACGCAAGGAGGGGAACTGCACCGTGTTGAAAATTCTTTGCTCTGCTTGTTTGACAAAAACAGGAATGTTATCAAGAAAATCCTGATCGTAGTTCTGGGTATACGCGGAAATCGCATCCCGAAGTTCTGTGTATGTCATGCCTGCGCCTTTCTGTGTTTTAGGGTCGGCAAACCAAGCTCTTTGCAGTACTTATAAAACGTAACGCTGGAAATTTTTGCACCATCAAAAACTACATGTAATGGTACACCGGATGCGGCTTGCGCATACATGCTTTTTGCGGCCTCTAAGTTTTTGGCCCGCTCTTCAGACCTTGCTAGTTTAACTGCCGCGCTCAGCTTTCCCCGCGTACCAACACTTGGAGTAACGCCTGTTTGACGGCGGCGAGCTTTTTCAACAAACGCCGCGCCGTGTTTACGACCAAGCTGCGTTGTGGACAATTTAATCTTGTGCTCTTCGGTCAGCTTTTTGCCTTTGTTCAGCATGGACATCTTGGATTTAAATTCTTCCGAGTGCCTCCAGCCGCCCCGAACACCCGACTCCTTGGGGGTTCTCAAGACGTTATAAGACTCCAACGCCATGAGCCTTGTTTCGTACTCAATCCGCTGGTCCTTTGGGCAGATCACAAGCATGTCAAATGAAAACGCCGCCTCACCGTATTTGTTCCAAGCCTTCTGCAAAATAAACGAGTGGTGAACGCCGCGACGCAAAGTGCTGCGGTGGGTGTGCCACCGTGACTTATAGTTGGACGTGCTGCCAATATACGCGCGGTTGTTAACCGTGTTGCGTATGGCGTACACGTAGCCTGCGTCTGCGTAATTCATGCCTTACCTCAAGCCATTGGGCCACGGGCCATGGTGCCCTTGGTGGCGCAGCCAGTGCCACGAATCTTGATGCCAGAGGTCTTGGTCGGCTTGTAGTCGTTGCTGTGGTTGTTGGCCACGGACACGTTGGTGTCCAGCATGTGCTTCATGGCGTTGACCTTGGGCAGCACGGCTTGCTTTGGCGCAGCCTTGACCTTTGAAGACGTTGCCATATCAGGCTCCTTTGCGGCCGGGGGATTTCTGGTTGGCAACTTTGGCCAAGCCACGACCCATCTTCAGCATGTCACTGTTGGTCTTGCCACCAGCACGCAGCTTGGTGGGCTTAGCACCGGGGTGCATATTTGCTTCGTGCTTGCGCACTGCTTTCTTTGCGTCCATGATGAACTCCTTAGGATGTTGAGATTGTCACTTGACCGATTGCAGCAGTCAACACCAAAGTGTTTGGTGTCAACCCGTCATCGAAGAATCGGGAACCCCCAACGGGGTTCCAGCCCCACTGAATGTCCCGGCTGCCGCCTGTTGGAAAGCCCGCCACGTTGGGGCCCGCCGTCACGTATGTCGTGTCTCTGCGGGGGTTGCGCACCGCCTGCGGGTCGTCCACTGGGTACATGCCGAGCTGCAACTGTGGCTGATCGGGGTCCCAGCATGCGTCGCAGACCAAGAGGTTGTAGGTCTTGGTCTTGATGATTTCCTTACGCAGCTCCGTGAGTTTGAAACGGAAACCACAACGATCGCACTGGGCGATCGAGTTTTTGGCGCTGGCAAACCGATTGCCCATTTAGGTGCCGCTTCCCAGATATTGGCGGCGTGGCACAAACCGGACGGCCGCTTTTTCGCGGTCCTCTTCGGAGGCGAGCTGCCATGCCTCGTCGTACTGCTGTTTCAGGATGCCCAGACGTTCAGCCCCACCGGGCACCTTCAGGGCCAAATAGTAGGCCAAGCCTGCCACCATGCAGGGCAGGAAGCGGAATGGCATGTCCATCGTATTGACGCCGTTGCCTGCGTCTTGGATGCGGCGCAAGCGCCAGTACACGAATACGTACGGCTGCGTGTTGTCTGGCACGGGCCAGACGGTGAACCGGGGCGTGTTCAAACGCTCAATCCACACCTGAATCGGGCGGGCTTGCTGCAACTTGTTGGGGATCGTGGCGTAGGTAGAAACACTGATACGCGTGATGGTCAGGTCGGCCTGTGTTGCCGCGCTACCCGCGCCCGTGCGAATGACGTGCTCAAGCAGGTCCACGGTGTCGGCTGGGAGGTTGTATGTCGCTTGGCCAGCTATCAGCGGGATGGAGCCCTGCTCGTAGGTGAACATGTTCAGGCCACGGTTGGCCCAATCAGCAAACATCAAGTTCATCGACCGGCGTGCCGTGCGCAGGTCATACCCCGTACGCATCTCCGAGCCCACGCGCTCGAATGCCTCCTCAACGATTTCCGTCAGGTCGAGGTTGAACGATGATGTGCCGGAAGTTGTCATCTGAAGC